CAATCTTTTAAATCAGTTGCGTAGTAAGGAACAATTAAATCCTCTGCAGGTACAAATTTTGATACTGCTCTTTGTTTAATCTCGTCGTAGTAAATCTTTTTAAATGCAGACCCTGCTAATGGTAAATAGAATAACATCTGATCCGTGTCTGGAGTGTACTCTTCCATCTCCTCCATTAACATATAGTTCATGAAATCTTTTACACGTTCTGCTTGTTGTTGTGTTTCTGGTGTGTCTGCTCCAATGACAGCTGTTCTTACAGGGCCATCACTTGGTAATAATTCTTTATAAGCTTGTGCTTGAAATTGTGTAACAGCTTCTGATAAGAGCGGGTGGGTAACACCACTTGCACCTTGAAATGGTCTAGTATTATTTACATACTTAAACCCAAGTAAATCTAAACCACTAGTGTAAGCCTGTTCCCAATCCGATCTTGAAACTTTATCTCTTTTATAATCTTGAATAAGTTCAGCAGAGATTCGACCTAGTGTTCGGTCATCCATCTCTTCAGCTAAGTTTCTATAAAAGTCTTCTTCGGTTTCTTCTTCTTCTTGAGGAATTTCTTCCTCTCCACCTTCAACTTCTACGTCAACTTCTTCTGTTACTTCTTCTTCTTCAGGAAGTTCATTTTGTTTCTCTACTTCAGCCATTTAACAAATCTTAGTTGGTTTACTTCTTGCTAGTTTGTTTCCTCTTGCTTCAATCATGGTACCATTATTAGCTTTAATCATTTTACCATATTTAGCCCCGTCCATTTCACCTAAACCAAAACCAGTCATTCCACCTAATACATCAGCTGGACTAGAACTTTTGTTTGGTCCTGGACCTGTGTTAAGTCCTTTTTTTCTATAAACGTTAACTGCATCCATTACTTTTTCTTTAAAGCCTTTTTTCTTTGCAATTCCGCTCATCATTGATTTGTCGCCACCTTCAGTTTTAAGGTAGGCATCCATTTCTTTTTTCTGCCCTAGCATTTTAGATCCCGCATAAGCTGCGACACCTGCTGCTAGAAATTTTTTAAGTTTTTTGCTTGCCATGATATATCTCTCCTATTGTTATAACAGGTTTATAATATCATGCAAATATATTTACGACTAGTCCACCCGTGTTATAGGCTTTAAAAGGCTTATCAGCCATTTCTTTATTAACTCTAATAGCATAAGCATCAAAATATAACCTAGGATCACCTTCCATTATCTTCTCAACCTCTCCATTATAACGTCCTGCATAATACTGAGCTTCTTGTTCAGTTTTAAAAGCAGCTTTATGTTGAGTTCTCGATTTGTCTGGGTTAAGACCAAATTCTTTTTTAGTTTCTACTTGTTGCACAACTTTAAAAGGTTTATTAGGATCTGATTTTGCAACCGGTATTGTTTTAACTTCTGAACCATATTCTCTAGCTATTTTATCCATTGCTGCAGGTAAAGTTGCTTTCTTTTTAGGGTCTGTAAAACCTTGCATTGGAACTTCATTATCGTTAGCATCTTTTCTAACTACTCCTTGTCTACCGCCATAACCTTTAAAACCTGCTTTACCTGTTCTTGTTCCGTAAAATTCTATGTCCCCTAAATACTTAGTTCTTTTTGCATGGTGTAAGTATTCAACAGGTGAGATGGCTACCCAATCTACACCCCTGTCTGCTGCATCTTTAATTTGATTTTTAAGAGCATGTGCACCCCAGTTCTCTTTTCCGTAAAGAGGTAAAAAAGGAATCCCGTCTTGAGCTTCCCTGTTTGTTATATTAGATAAGTTAAGTGAGTTAGATCTCATTTCTCTAAATTCACTATTGAGTGTATTAAATCTTGCTTGGTCTTCTCTAGTCGCTTTGATCCCTTTAGCTGAAATCGTTTTCATTTCATCAACTATTTTTTCAAGCTTTCTATTTGCAGAAAAGAACTCTATCTCTGAACCAAAGGCATTTTGTACTTTATCCCTTGCCGGGTTAATCTTTCTTAGTTTTTGGTGGTAGTCAGATTGTATCTCATCAATCATCATAACTTTTTGGTTCTCATTACCCCCACTTCTAATACTACCTCTTACATGATAGATCTGATTAGGGATTGCTTTCTCTCCACTATTATAATGCCTATTATAACCACTACTTAGTTTCTGCCCCATAGGTAATTCTTTAGGGTAATACACTACATTTTCAAAATACTCATCCCCACCTTTAATTCTATATTCACTATAATTTCCATACTTAGTTTCAAACCCTTGTGTCTTTTGTAATTGTAGTCTTCTAAAAATATCTATGTCTTTTGCTTTACCTGCTTCAGTAATTCTGCTTATCTCTAACGGATCTACCTCAACCCCAAGACGTCTAACTTTTGGAATTAAAGCTTCGTAGCTGCCTATAAGGTCACCAAAAGGAGAACTATTAAAATCAGAGTATTGATCCTCTACTTCTTTAAATTTATTGTACATTAAAGAATTTTGTTTTCTGATATTTTTTTGAAGTGAGTCTACAATCTCTACAATATCTTCTGTTTCTTGACTGTCCCCTGCTTTAGCAATAACTTTATTTTTTATACCATCTAAACTATTGTTAATGTCACGTCCTAAATCCTCAGCTTCATCTACTATTTTAACATCGGTTCCAAGCTTTCTCATTTTTAAATTATTAACAGGTGCTTTTTCTACAATGTATAATAAATCCATTTTAGTTAATGGAATCTTTTTTTCTTGAGCTACCTTTAGAAAACCACCTACAAGATTTCCAGCTTTATCAAACTGTGCAATATTTGCGTCCCACATCTCTTCTCTCTTAACTGCTTGTGATATATTTTTGAATTCAGGATTACCGGTCTTAAAAGATCCTGGACCCCCTGATTTAAAATCTTTAATCCACTCTTCTGGTTTTCTAGCCCCAGCAATAGGGTGTCTTGCAATGTAATCGTAAAGAGATGAACCAATTCTTTTTGTTTTACCCCCACGAGAAAGTGGAGCGTTGTAAGACATCTTTTGAAGTTCTTTTGATCTTGCGATTGCAACTTGTCTAATTTGTTCTTGTTGCGATATCTGAGGTGCCATCATTGCTCGACCCCTATCCATCTTAGTTGGAACTACAGATAGTATTTCATCTACCTCATCAACTGGTCCTGGTCCCGTGGTTCGTGAAACGGGAGCCTTGGGTAATTTGATTCCTGCGATTTTTTTTATAGCTCTACCGATAGGGTTCCTAAGGGCCACGGCTCCTGCACCAGCTAATACTAATCCTGCAACGCCTCTAGCTGCTGATGGTTCGTAGGGTTCTAGATCAGATCTATTAACAGGTACTGAGGATGTTTTATCATTCTCAATAATTTCTTGCTTATTTAAATCTGCAAGTCCAGCCATTACTTAACTCCTGAAAATTTAGTACCTTTAATGGCTACTCCACCACCTCTTGAAAAACTTTTTGTAAAAGTTAATTTTCCACCTTTAGTATCACTTTTTGAAAATTTGTTTTTTGATTTTCCGTAGTTACCTTCAAGTGTTAAATTACTTGATTCACCTATTTTAAAATTTTTACCGAAAGTAATATTTTTTGATGTAGTTTCTAATTCGTCCCCACCATCAAAAGATTGTTTATTTTTATTTTTACTTACACCTATGTTTCCATATTTTGAATATATGTCTGCACCAAAACCTGAATCCTCAGATTTAAACTTACCCTCAGTAGAGGATTGTTTAATAATATAAGGAGCTACATCTACTTTTTTCTTTCCCATAATTAGTCTATAAGATCTTTAATGTAATCAGAGCCTTTACCGACTACGATCTCTCCACCTGATTTTACTTGTTTAGCATTAGTTGTTTTTTGAAACCTTGCTGCTGTAGCTTTATCTTTATATTGTTTAAAATCTTTTAAAAATTCAGGGTTAGCTGATGTTGCGCCTGTGACTTTAAAAATATTAGAATCACCAAATACTTTTTGAAGCATTCCCCCCATACCTGCTTTAACAGGTTTTCTATGTTCACTATCTTTCATTACAGTTCCATCAGGCATTTTATGTGAACCTTTTGGTACTTCAGCATTCTTAGAACCTTTACTTCTTTTTAAAAGTTTTTTTCTATATTCTGGATTAAGTCCTGTTACAATATCAACCATGTTACTTCCTAGTTAATTAAATCTTTAATGTAATCTCCACCTTTACCAACTACAGTCTCTACAACTCCAGGGTTGCCTCTTGGTCTTGGTTTAGCTCCCATATCCATTCCACCACCTTTGTTCATAGTTCTAGGTACTGCTGCCATACCAGGTGCTGAAGAAGCTATTTCTTTTTTACCTTTAAAAAATTTCTTTAAAGTATCTCTACCTTTTTTAGTTGCTAATACTGCAACTCCAAGTACTGCTTTAATTGGCTCACCACCTTTGCTTCTCTTTTTTGCTTTTACATCAAAAGGATTAGGTTCTTTCCCCTCATTCATCGCTCTGTCAAATTCATTCTCTAATTTAACTACTTCGTTTGATTCTTTTAAAGCTGCTTTTTCCGCAGCTATTTCTGCTTTAGTTTTTTGTGGCATAGTATCTCCTAATAATATTTATATTCCTTTGGAATATTGTAAAACTCGTCCTCATAGTCATTCATCATTTCTATGAAGTTTCCTTGACGGTATCTTAACACAGCCTGAGTGGTGCTGTCGACATAGTCAT